AAAAGCCATTTTCGGCCTCCTTAGCGGATCTTGATCGGGACCAACTGGTCCAGCGTCGACGTGGTCGGGGTCGTGCCGGGGAAGGCATTGGCCGGATCGTCGATGTACGCATGGATCGGGCCGTCAGCGACGGCCAGAGCGAAACGGCCATCGGCGTTGATCGTCAGGGGCACATCGTCGGCAATCGCGACGCCGGCCACCAAGCGGCCAGCCATCAGGTCTGCCGAACGGGGGGTGTACAGGCGCATGGACGAACCGCTGCCGACCTGGTTGTCGTCGACGGAGCCGTGCAACTGCTCGCCGATCAGGTACCAGAAATCACGCTCACCAGTGATGCCCTTCTGAACGGTCATGTCGCCCGCGGTGGCGGTGATGGTGACCGCCGTACCGGGCAGAAAGGTGCCCGTCGTCGGCGCGTTCACTTCACGCGTTTCGGGCGTGGTGCGATGAACGCCGCCACGGTAAATCTTGTTCCATTTCACAGCCATGATCTGGGCTCCTTATTCCGGGACTTCGTCGAAGCGCGGCTTGCCGGCATCGGCAACCTGGCCGTTCGTGATCGGCGCAGCAGTGCCCAGTGCCTTGAACATCGCGTCCAAGGGCTCGCCGGCCAGGGCATTGGCGACGATGTCACCATGCACTGCGGCCACGGCCTTGCGCTTTTCGGCCTCTTCGGCCTTGGCGTTGGCGGTCAAGGAGTCGGACAACGCCTTGTGATTGGTCTCCAAGCCTTGGATCTTGTCCGTCAACGGCTTGAGTTGTTCCGCCAGGTTGGCGGCGAAGGCTTTGCTGATGTCGTTGGTCAGCTCGGCCTTTTCTTCAGCGGTCAGAGGCATATTGCCCTCCAGAGTGTTATCAGGCCGAGCCTGATGGTTGAAAATTCGTTTGACGCTGTTCACCACGGTGGTGACCCAGGATTCCTGGCGGACGACGGGGGAGCCGACGTCATCGAAGACGATCTTTCCGCCTTCAGTGGCATAGCCGTAGACTTCGGCGACGCCGCCGTTGCGCACCAGGACGGCTTGGGTGTCGGTGAAATCGGCCACCCAGACGTAATCCTCTGCGCCCGGGGCGAAGCGGGCCTTTGCGGCGGTCTGGATGCGGTTCTCGCGCTCGCGGAAGGATTCACCTACCAGCGCGCCGGCATTCGCATGGAGCGGCTTGGCTTGGTCAGCGTTGACCATCAGGCCCACTCCCTGCTCGGGGGTGGCGGCGCCTGGCTCGTCAAGCAAAATGGCGTCGTGATCGATGCCATGAATCTTGGCGGTCCATTCATAGCCGTCGGCGTTGACGGCCGGCTCGCGCTCCAGGAAGACGGCGACGCTGGTATGCACGGGCTCGCCCTCCCCCTTCTCAAGCTGCTCTACGCGCTCGATCACGCGCCGGCCGCCTTCCGTGTTCTGTGCAACCTCTACGTCAACCCACTTTTCCGTGTAGACGCGATTGCCGACCAGCTTGGTATTCCGGTTCCAGGCGCCGATATGCCCCAGATTGATACCTTCCGGGGAGAAAGCGGACACGAACGCACCGTTTACGGTGGGATGCCCCAACGGCGCCAACGTGCCTTCAAGCTTCTTGTAGTTGGCGACGATCTGGTCCTTCGGGTACAGGCCGCCGTTCATGACCACATCAAACGGCATCGTGTAGCTCGGGATTACGATGTGCTCACGGCCGTTGTGCTGCTCGCGGCGGATGGCCTTGCTGTTGACCTGCGTGCGGATGTTTACCTGCATCGGCATGGCTATTCCTTGTCATCGGCCCAGGGGCCGTTGCCTTTGTCTTTCATCACCTGGTAGTTCTTGCGCGCCCGCTCGACAATCGCAGGCACAAGGGGCTCGCCCTTCTCGTCCACCAGGACCGATACTTGGCTGCACTTGCAGTTGATGGCGTTGGCATCGCGCGCGTACCAATCGCGGGTCTCTTCGCTGGTGAATAGCTTCGCGTGACGTCGGGCATGCGCCAGGCGCGTGGTCGGGCTGAGCGCAGACATGTGCATCAGCTTCGCCTGGGTGCCGTAGTTTTCCTGGGCTTGGTCTTGCTCGTCCCAGCGGGCACGCCGTAGGGCCATGGGCACTTCAGTACGCGCAATGCGGTGGCCGCGGCGGGCCTCTATGCCCGTCTGCTCCGTCAAATTCCTGGCGATGTCGCGCGGGTTCAAGCCCCGTCCGATACCGTCGGACAGGATGCGAGACATATCCGCCTTGACCTGACCGGACAGACCTTTCATTTCTTCAAACTGGCGCGCTCGCACTAGGGATAGACGCGCTTGGTACGGCTCGGACCTGAGCAAGGCTTGCAGAGAGTCACGCCCCGCCTTGTAGGCCGGCGACTGCTGGCCAAGGTTGGCGAACTCCTGCGCTGTGCCACGCTGGTAAGCCACCCCCACATACGACTCAAACAGCCATAGATTGCGCTCCCCGCCTTCCAGCAGGATCTCGTCAACGAGGCGGTCTGTGTCAGCGAAGATCGACGACAACAGCGCCTGATCAAGCCTGAACGTGTAGCTCTTGTTCACGACCGGCTCGGCCGGGATTCGGCCAAGCGCCTCAACGTAGCCATTCCGAATTCGCCGCATGCGCCGGTCAAAGTCCTTCATGGCGCCCCGCTCCAGCCGGTCTACCCCTGTCGGGTCTGCCTGATTACTCGGCAGGATCGGTGATCGGGCCATCGTCATCCTCGTCTTCGTCAGGCAATGGCTCGGTGTCGTCGCTGGGGTCGTATCCTGCCGCCTCGCGGATCTCGTCCGTGGTGAAGACCTCGTCGCCGGAAGCCTGTGCTGTCTGGTTGATCTCGCTCATCACCTTGGCGTTGCCCAGCTTGTCGGCCTGAGTTGCTTCGGTCAGGTCGTCCCACATCACCGTGTATTCGGATATGGGTTGGACCACGCCGATGCGCGTCAGGTGCTCCACCAAGTCGTGGATCTCCATACCCAAATCGGCACGCCGCGATTGACACCGGGCATTGAAGTACTTTTGGTCTTCCGAGCTGGCGCGCTCTCCGGTCTGCATCCCGACCAGGATCTTGCTGGGGATGTCCAGAGCGGCGCCGGCCGTCTGCAGGTTGACGTTGTAGGTCGGGCCAGGGTCGGCAACGGCCGTAACCAGCGGGTTGACCGTGGCGCCCTGCGTGACCAGCAGAGCGTCGTTGCCTCGATTGACCTCACGGGCCGCCTCATTGAAGCGCGCCTGCAACTGGTCCAGCGAAACGCCATAGTTCTGGGCGATGCTGCCCAGGTCCACTTCCTTGTCATAGTTGACCGACAGTTGGCGCGAGGCGTTCTTCAGGAACGATTCACCCGAGCCGCCTTCCACCTTTTCCAGGCTGACGAAGGCGTTGTAGGCCGGCTCCAGGAAGCCGATGGCATCACATGAGGCATCGCCCAGGATGAAAACGCGGTCGGGGTGGATATCCACCTTGCGCCCGGCGTTCCCTTCCATTCCGTACTCGGTGTACTGCCACTTGGTGACAGTGCCGTATCCCTCATCCTGGGCGTTGGTGTTGAACCCTGCCGGCTTGAGGCTTCCTGCCCAAGTCGGGATCATCTTGACCAGTTGCGAGCCCTTGCGCTTGATGGGCTCATCCCAGCGGCCGCTGTCGCGCACTTGCAGCAGCAGGCCCGAGTATCGACCCACCAGACGGCGTTTGTCGGCCTCGGCCACCGAGCGCCAGAACTTCGGCGTGAAGACCTGCTTGTTACCGCGCTCCCATGCGGTCTCATCGGTCGCGTTGTCCTGGTCGTCGCCCTCGATAACCCAAGGATTCGTCTTCCAGCACGCGGACGTAATCTTGCCGATGGCGCCGTGCGCAATACCGCCGCGGCGATAGAGCGCGTAGAAGTCGGCAAACCCGATCTCTTCGGGAAAGCCGTACTCACACCAGGCCTGGGGCCGCTTGTTGTCGATCCCATGGCCACCCAGCAGGCCCATACGGGCGCGGGCGATCTGCGCCTGGCTCAGTGCGGCATTCACCGCCAACTGAAGCTGGTCGCTGTTGTTCGTGTCTGACATGCTCATTCCGATTTGAGAATCAGGCCGGGCCTGTCGTCGTGGCGCACTAGTTCGACGCTCGAATGATCCGGGTCACGCCAGACGGCGGTACCCTCAGCACCGGCATGCTCGACAGCCACGGTGCGCGCGCACGAGACGCACTTCGCCCGCACGACCATGGACTTGCCACTATCGCGCTGCGTGACCTTGAAGATTGCCATTTACCGTCCTGGGAGAAGCATGCCGATTGGCTTGGCGCCACCGAGCTCTGTGAGTGCGTAGACCATTGCGTCCAGCCGGTCGGGCGACTTCTTCGCCGTGGCGGGGACGTAATCCATAAGTTGGTTCTCAAGCAGGTAGAGGCTGCCTTGATGGGCAACCCTCCCCTGCTCGTACAGCGCTGATATGGGCTCGGCCCGGGCGTACTTGCCTTTGCTGGCATGCACGCGAACGATGCGGCCCTTGAAGCCCGCATTGCGCAAGGTTTCTTCGGCCATGTCGCCGCCCTGGTTCGTCTCTATGACGATCGCGTCGGCGCGGTGCTGGTCGTAGGCGCCCATTGCTTTGGTTGCCCACCCGTTAGGCGAGAACTTGCCGCTGTAGTCGCCGTCGACTGAGTATTGCTTTGCATCACCAGCGCCGTAGGAGCTGGCAACCACAATGCCGGTTTCGTCGCTCTCATCGCTGTTCGTTGCCTGCGGGTCGATTGCCACCACAGTGCGATTCCGGTCATGCCGAAGCTGGAGCGCGTGCGCCGCGGCGATCAACGCTTCAGTCCACAAAGCGCCCTCGGCATTGAACCGGCGCGGCCGCTGCATGTACTGCGCTTCGGCAGTGCGGCGGTGGGCAAAGAGCGCCGTCCGGTGGGTTTCGTTGTGCTTGTAGGGCCACAGCCATCCGTCAGGCAGGCCGTGCGCAATCGGTATACCGTGCGTGTTCTCGCTCGGGTACGGATCGCTGTTGTCGATGATCACCGGGAGATTCAGGTGATGCCACTTTTCTCCTGATCCGCCCCGCAGCAAGTATCCGCTTAGATCCTGGTAGTGGATGCGCTGCATGATGACGATCATCGGCGTCGTCTCGATCGCCAAGCGGGACTTGATCGTCTCGTTGAAGCGGTCGTTGATGCCGCCCCGCACCGTATCGCTATATGCGTCGTCGGGCTTGACCGGGTCGTCGATGATCAGCGCGCCTTGCCAGCCCGGCTCCATGTGGCCAGCCCGAAAGCCCGTGACCTGGCCGGCAGCCGACGAGGCGTACACGCCGCCGCCATGCTCAGTCCACCACATGGCCTTACTGTCGGCGTCGTCCTTCAGCGCCATCGGCCACATTGCCTGATAGGCCTGCGACTTGATGACGCCGCGTGCCGTGCTGGAGTTCAGCAGCGCCAAGTTGTGCGAGTACGACAGATGCATGAACCGGGCGCGATTGTTCAGCGCCAGGCCGCGCCCAATCAGGTTGATCGTCGCAAGCTCCGTCTTGGTGTACCCGGGCGGGATATTGATGATCAGTCGCGTAATCTCACCGCTTACCACCCGGTCCAGCGTGTCCTGGATAACCTTGTGGTGCGGGGCAACGATCATCTTGTTGTCCATGCGCTGTTTGAAGAAATACCGGGCGAAGTACAGCCCATCTTCCTCGCACTCTAGGCGCCGGGCATAGTCACGCTGGTCAGCAGTCGTCATTCGCCAGCATCTCGCGGCGGGCCTGGCGGTATTCGTCTTTGGTGAGCGTGGCGAGTTCCACCGGGCCGCCGTTCTTGCCCGTGTGTTCCACCCGCTCCTTGAACATCCCAAGGTGACGGCCGATGTCCACCAGCGCGCCCTTCTTATCGTGCAGCTTGACCTTCAGGCCTTCCCGACCTTCAGAGATTTCGGAGATGGCGGCGGCGGTGTCGTCGTCGATTTCGTCCACACTCACCAGGGCCAGGCCGTGATGCACCTCTGTGGCGCCATCTTCCTCGGCGTCTGCAACACGTAGCTCGGTCTTTCCCCAGCGCACAATCTTGCGGATGTCGCTGAAGCCAATCTTGGCCAGCTCACGCAGCACCATGTCCTGGGTGATTTCGGTTCGCTTGGCGCGAGCCGCCTGGGCATCCTGAACCGCCTTGGCGATTTCAGGTTTTCTCAGGTTCTCTTCGCCAATGGAGGCTGCGGTCTTCTGGCTATACCCCGCCCTTATCGCCGCTTGCGTGGCGTTGAGGTCAACGAGGTACTCATCCACGAAGCGGCGCTGTTTGTCTGTCAGCGCCATAGCGTATATTTACATTCCGATATATGTTGATATGCCAGCGAACTGGAGGTAGCTATGCACAATTCCGGACCCACCGAACAAACCGAATTCGGCGATTTTCTGCAACAACTCGTCGATATGGATCACCTAGAGGGGGCAGCTCTCGGAATCACGAAGCTCGTCATCGACAAAGGCGAGGGATTCCTGACCGATAAGCAACGGCATGTCTTTCAAAAAGAAGTCCTCGACATATTTGTAAAGCAATCATGTGTTCGAGGATGCAGCATCCCGTGGCCCGAGATGTACGAGGCATACGACAATGGCGGGCTATGCAGTTATTGCGCCCATATGCAGGGCCGAATGGAGAGCGAATAGCGATAGGCGAGCGGCAGCCTGGGCGCTCCAGCTTGCGCGCCCCTACCGCCATGACCGAGCCCCGGGAGATGTGGGGGACGGTATGGCGCGCTGCTGGTGTTGTTTCGGACACTTGCCAGCTTGTCCGGGCAGCGGTGCGCGGCTTAGCCTATGACCTAGCGGTCGGCACGGCCGATGCGCACCATCCTACGCAAACAAAAAGCCGCCCGGAGGCGGCTTCTGCAGTGTTTCGTTCTTACCTAGGACGTTGCCTCAGCAATAGCTCGGTTTAGTGCCATGCCAGCTCTGAAGACCTGTTCTGCCACTCTGCTCTGAAATCCGGATTCCGAAATTACGGACGTCTGGCCGCTCACTCGTACGGTCACATCGCCATGCTCTGGAACAATAAGCTCCCAGATAGGAGCTAATGATCTAGAAGAAGTTGCCAAGTCAAGATGATCAGGAACCAAAGCGACGATACGGCCGACCAGCTCTTCGTGCACAGCACTCGCAGCCTTAGGCAAGAACAGCCAACTAAGGCGTAGTTGTGCCTCCCCAAAGGCGGATTTCACCAACCCAACTGAAACAGGCTCGTCTTGCGCTAAGAACTCCAAGCCCGATTTCGTATCCTTGAACACCATACGAAAAAGCTCGAGTTGATCTCTAGCTCGTTCGCGGATACGTTTCACCGTCATGGGGGCAGACCGTAGCGCGCCCCATTTATCTTCGTCGAAAGGACTTGCGGGAATAGCTTCCAACACACTCTCCTTTACGTAATGGAGTTCGGATTTTGCAACTTTTTCCTACATAATGCAAAACCCGGGCGTGGTTTAGCTGGACGCAAGTTCCCGCACGTATTGTGATGAATTCTGAAATGCTTTTCCAGAAGTCGATGTTATGGTTTCCCACCAGTATTCGACATGGACGCGGCTTTCTACCTCATCGCGGGAACTGGCGATCTGGCCGGATTCCTCCAGGGCGACGAGCACGCGCCACACGCCGGTACGCACGACGGCGCGCTGGCGCTGATCCGCTCTCGGCGCGACATGGTTGATGATCTGACGCATCTTGAACCGGCGTCCGGGGAAAGCCCCCAGCAGGTCGATAACTTCGTGTGCGTACTTCATTCGAACATCCTCCATACCTGCTGCTTGAAACTGCCCAGCGCCACCTTGTAGTACGGCAACGGGATCCCGATAACCCGGCACGCCTTGTCCTGGCGAAGGTGCGCGGGTAAGTCGCCGTACTCATTGCGGCGCGTGTACTCCGCCTGGATGACGCGCTGTTCAGCCAGGGGCAATGCCTCATAGAGACGGTTTACCTTGCGCGCCCGGTCGTGATTCACTGGGATTCGTACAGGCTCGTCATCGTCTTCGTGGCCAGGCTCCGGCGGGAAAGCGCAGACGGCCGGCTCGTAATGAACCGGGCGCCCCGGCCCCGGCCATTCGCCTTCCCATTGCGATCGCGCCCAATTGTGGATCTCATCCTCCACCCACCGCGGCAGACTGCTATCCATTTGCCACCTCGTACCGATTGCATTTCTTTCCATACGGCTTGCCCTTCAAGCAGCGCGTTAGCGTGTGGCCGAAGGGCGTCTCGATGGTCTTGGCGTGGGCACAGCCGGCGCAAGATCTGCCTATTGCGGCCTGCTGGCGGCTCATAACCAGCTGAACCGGATCGCGGAACTCCCACTTCTGCAGATCAGCACTCATAGCCGCCACCCCCGGCGCTGGGCCCACGCGAGATATGCGGCTTCGAAGGTGACGCGCGGGCTTGGCCCAACAGCCGCGCACCACACCAACCACATGCCGCCCTCCTGCCGGGCGCGGGGCTTCTCGATAATCGTCATAGCGTCACCTGCTCGATCGTTACGCGGACCATGCCGCCCTTCACCTTTTCCCGGATCTCGGCCGGCGCGAAATAGAAGCCGCAGTCGTTCATGCCGATCGCGTCGGCAATGCCGTCAGTGGCCGCCTTCATGCGGGCGGCCAGGTTGTCGCGGTCGTAGGCGCGCGCCTGGGGCGGGAAGAACTCATACGCCAGCCGGACGGCTTCGAATTGGCTGAATCCGTCAGTCTTGGATAGGGCCGACCTCGCAAGAAGCCGGGCGGCTGTGCGATATCCGCTCTTGGCCTTTGAAATAGGCGCCCAGTGCCCCCGATGGTTCGGGCTGAGTTCCTTGGGCGGCCATGGAAGTTCAACTGTGATCATTTAGTCCCTCAATTGGCTGTATTTCTGCTTCGGCTTGAACTGCACGGCGTTTCGCGCCTCTGCTACCGCCTGAACATCGGCATCCAGAAATCGAGAATGCTGGCCCTGGAATGTCAGAAAGACCTCTCCCAACGGCCC